TATAACACCGATCAACTTGCTGCAATACAAAGCCGCAAGCAACAACTTGCCGCACCCAAGACTCCATACGAAACAATTGATCTTGCTAGAGGTGCAGCCTCTGACGAGCTTACAAAATTACTTGATGTAGGCAATCAAATTGTCACTATAGGTGATGCGATTGGCACATCTTTTGGTAATTCTTTTAAAGGCATCATCAATGGCACCATGACCGCCCAGGAAGCCTTGGCTGGTTTCTTCCAAAGCGTGGCCGATGCCTTCTTAGACATGGCCGCTCAGATTATTGCCAAGTGGATCACAATGACAATCCTTAACTCCGTACTATCCCTATTCCCTGGTAAAGCTCCAGGATCTGGTTTTGACATGGGATCAATTAACAAGACGGGCCTTACTACATTTAACCCAGGCAATAGTTTTCCAGGTCTTGCCACGGGTGGCCCTGCTATGGCCAATACCCCGTACATCGTTGGCGAAAGAGGCCCCGAGCTATTCATGCCTGGCCGCAGTGGAACTGTCATCCCCAACGACGCCCTTGGCGGCGGTGGCACCACTAACGTCGTGGTCAACGTAGACGCCAGCGGCAATTCCAACGTCCAGGGTGATCAACAGCAAGCAAAACAACTTGGGGTTGCCGTTTCGGCTGCAGTGCAGGCAGAATTGATCAAACAACAACGCCCCGGTGGCCTCTTGGCTGGAACCCGACGCTAATGGCTACTTTCCCCACCTATTACAACCCAACGTACTCGGCAACTAGGACAAGTCAGCCCCGAGTTACCAAAGTCCAGTACGGCGACGGCTACGAGATGAGGGCAATTTTCGGATTAAACCAGAACCCCAAAGAGTGGCAGCTGGAGTACAGCGTCTCCGACACTGAAGCCGACGAGATTGAAACATTTCTTAACGCCCGTGGGGGACAGGAGGCGTTCGACTGGAACGCACCAGATGGCACCACTGGCAACAAGTGGGTCTGCGAAAGCTGGAGCAGGCAACTCTTTGAGTTTCAGCGCAGCAAGATCAGCACCAGTTTCCGCCAAGTATTTGAACCCTGATGGCGTATACAGCTTGGGCCGCTACTACCAGTTACGCCGTTGGTGCGATCGTTCGCGCCACGACGGTGCAGGAGTTCGGCCTGGTGTTCAAATGCACCACGGCGGGCACTTCTGGCGCATCTGCACCGGCATGGCCAACGCTGATTGATGGCACCACCGTTGATGGCAGCGTCACTTGGACGGCAATCAGCGCGGTCTACGAAGACCTCAGCGTGCTGGAACCGAACGCCATCATCGAGTTGTTCCAGCTGCACCTTGACGCCACGCTGCATGGCAGCGCAGATATTTACTACTTCCACAACGGCGTCAATGCTGCTGTGACCGGCAACGTGGTCTGGAATGGCCAGTCTTATGTGCGCCTGCCACTTGAGGCCACTGGCTTTGACTACAGCAGCAGTGGCAGCCTGCCGCGTCCCAAGCTGGCCGTGAGCAATATTGGCAGCAGCATTACGGCATTGCTGCTTCAGGTCAACCTAATCACCGCAGGCAATGACCTTGGCGGCGCAAAGGTGGTTCGCATCCGCACGTTGAAGAAATACTTGGATGGTGAGGCCGGTGCCGATCCCCACGCGAAGTTTCCTGACGAAATCTGGTACGTGGACCGCAAGTCAAACGAAAACCGTGCCGTGGTTGAGTTTGAGCTGGCCAGCAAATTTGACCTTGTAGGTGTGATGCTGCCCCGGCGTCAGATCATCGCCAACGTATGTCAGTGGGTTTATCGCGGTGGTGAGTGCGGCTACAACGGAACTGATTACTATGACATAAACGATAACAAAGTTGCATCCAGCGGCAGCGATGTATGTGGTAAAAGGCTGAGTAGCTGTAACGTTCGATTTACACCATTCACACTAGACGGTGGCGTAACAAACGGAAGCACAACAATGACCGTTGCATCTTATTTTAATTTTAATGCAGGGCAAGCCGTCTCTGGCCTTGGCATTCCAGCCAGCACAACAATTAGCGCAATCGTTGATGCTACAACTTTAACCTTAAGCCAAGCAGCAACAATGACAACATTGTCAACAAAAACAGGAACGGTTGCCGCAAGTTCAGCCACCATGGTGGTCTCAAGCAACACTGGAATTTCTGTTGGTCAATCTGTAACTGGTACATACATTCCGGCAAGCACAAGTGTCACTGGAATATCAGGAACAACAATAACCATGAGCAATAGACCTTACACCATTGCTCGAAGTGGAACGTATGTTCCTACGGTGCAAGTGTATAGATTTGGGCGTTGGGGGCTTAGGTATAGGCTTGTTGGTCAACAAATAAACATTGATACGGCAAGTCTTAGTGTCGGAATGCGTGTTTTTGGCAGCAATGGAATCGATACAACTATCTCAGGCGTCGGTTCTGGCTATATTAATTTGAATGGTTATGGAAACCTAGGCAATGATCAATCAGCCGTTCAGTTATACTTCCTTCCGGCTTCTCCATCTTCTGCGACTTATACATTTACTTCTAATGCCAAATACACATTTAGAACGCCTGATACAGCTTTACCATTCGGCAGCTTCCCAGGCGCGGGACTCAGTAGGTAGGGTATGAAATTAAGCAAAGCGTTAGAAGCTGAAATCCTGGCCCACGCGCAAGCCGAGGATCCACGCGAGTGTTGCGGCTTGGTTGCCGTGGTCAAGGGCCGCAAGCGGTACTTCCCCTGCGCCAACCTGGCTGATACGCCCGACGAGCATTTTGTGCTAAGCGGCGAGGATTACGCAACAGTTGAAGACCTGGGCGAGATTGTGGCCATCGTCCACAGCCACCCGGCCACCAATCCAAATCCCAGCCAAGCGGATCGCGTGGCCTGCCAAAAATCAGGCTTGCCATGGATCATCGTCAATCCCAAGACCTGTGGCTGGAGCACCACATGGCCTGAAGCCTACGAGTTGCCGTATGTAGGCCGGGAGTTTGTGTTCGGCGTAGTGGATTGCTACACGATGTGCCAGGACTGGTACGGCAAGGAATTTGGCCTTCAACTCAGCGACTACCAGCGCCGCGACAAGTTCTGGGAACGTGGCGAAAACCTCTACCTGGACAACTTCCACCGCGAAGGTTTTCACAAGGTGCCGTTTGATGAGCTGCAATATGGCGATGCTCTGCTGATGCAGCTGGACTCCAAGTTGCCTAACCACGCAGCCATCTACATTGGCGACCAACAGATCCTGCACCACGTTCAAGGCCGACTTAGCAGTAGGGACGTGCTGGGCGGCTACTATATCAAGAGCACTGCCATGGTCCTACGGCATGAAAGTCGTTAAGGTCTACGGCGCCCTACGCAAGTATTTGGGGCAATGCCGTTTCCAGTTTGAAGCCGACACCCCAGCGCAAGCGATCAAGGCATTGTGTGTCAACTTTCCAGGGTTGGACAAATGGTTGCTGGATAGTGAGCAGGATGGTGTTGCATATCGCGTAACAATTGGCAAGGAAAAAATTACTGAAGATGATCTATCGCCATTGGTAATGCCTTGGAGTGAGCGCCAAGTTTTTAGCATTACGCCTGTAATTGCTGGCGCTGGTGGCGTTGCAGCAAAGATTGGTATTGGTATTGGTTTAGTTGCATTGGCCATTGTGTTGGCTCCAGCTGGAGCTGGTTTTTTAGGATTGGGTGCAGGTTTAAAAGCTACAGCAGCCAGTGGTTTAGCCACTGGATTTATTAGTGCAACTGCTTCAACAATTATTGGCGGCATTGGAGCAAGTCTTGTTTTAGGCGGCATTGCACAACTTATTTCACCACAACAAACTTATTCAAGTGCAGAGCGTGGCAAAGAAGCAGCACGATTTGAATCGTTTACGTTCTCAGGCATTACCAATACTGCGCAGCAAGGATTGCCAGTCCCAATTTGTTACGGTCGTGCATACATTGGTTCGGCTGTGATCAGCAGCGGCCTTGACGTGGATCAACTGATATGAGCACCTATCGCGCTATTCAAGGTTCCGGCGGCGGCGGCGGCGGTGGCAAGGGTGGTGGTGGTGGCGGCCAGTCATACACGCCAACAGAAGCTGACGACTCACTCCAGTCAGTTCAATATGGCAGCGTTCTTGATCTGCTCAGCGAAGGCGAAATTGAAGGCATTGAAGGCGGTGTAAAAGGAATTTATCTTGATGGCACACCGATTCAAAGCAGCACTGGGACGGACAATTTTACTGGTTACACGGTTGTCACTCGTACCGGCACGCAAGCACAGACTTATATCCCCAACACAAACGGCACTGAATCGGAAAAAGGTGTCAACGTAGAAGCAACATACATCGCGTCAGTAACTAGAACAGTTACCGATGTTGATGTCGATCGAGTGCGAGTAACGGTTCAAATGCCAGCCTGCCAAATTATTCAAGACAATGGCGATATTGTTGGCAACAGTGTAAGCATACAAATTCAAGTCCAGTACAACGGTGGGGGGTTTACGACCGCAGTATCGGATACCATCAGCGGCAAAACCACCAACAGTTATCAGCGTGATTACATGCTGACGCTGAGCGGTGCTTTCCCCGTTGATATTCGACTGGTTCGTGTATCGGCAGATTCATCCAGTGCACGCAATCAAAATCGCACGTTTTTCTATAGCTACACCGAAATTGTAGATGAAAGGCTTCGTTATCCCAACAGCGCTTTGGCGTTTTTGCGGTTTGATAGCCGTCAGTTTAACAGCATTCCGTCCCGAAAGTATTTGGTGCGTGGCATCAAGATTCAGTTGCCGAGCAATGCCACAGTTGATACCACCAACTACCTTGGCCGCGTCACGTATTCCGGTGTTTGGGATGGAACCTTTGGCGCTGCTACATGGTGTGCGGATCCAGCATGGTGCCTATGGGATCTGCTGACCAACACCCGCTATGGAGCATCCATTCCCGCCAGCAGTCTAGATCGCTACGACTTTTACTCAATCAGCCAATACTGCAACGGCCTGGTCAGTGATGGCAAGGGCGGTCAAGAACCCCGCTTCCAGTGCAACCTGCTGCTGAACAGCCGTGATGAGGTTTACAACGTCATCCAAGAATTTACGGCGTTGTTCCGTGGCATTGCCTACTACGGTGCTGGCACCTTGGTGGTCAACCAAGACAAGCCATCAGATCCGCAATACATTATCACTGCCGCCAACGTAATTGATGGCCTTTTTAACTACTCCGGCACATCACAAAAGGCACGTGCCAGCACCGCAACCATTGGGTACCAAACCTATGAAGGTTTAGGCGAAGTTGAATTTGAATATGTTGAGGATGCTGACGCAATTGCCAAATACGGCATTGTTAACCGCGACATCAAGTTACTGGGTTGCTACAGCCAGGGGCAAGCGCATCGTGCTGGTAAATGGACGCTGCTAAGCGAGCAGAACCTTACTGAGACGGTGACCTTTGCCGTGTCGCTGGACAGCGGCATCGTGCTTCGGCCTGGCATGGTCATCAGCGTTGCTGATCCACTCAAGGCTGCCTCACGCCGTGGCGGCCGCGTCAGTAGCGCAACAACAACAGCCGTCACGATTGACAGCACGGAAGGTTTAAGCGTCACCGTTGCGAATGGCGCAACACTTACGGTGATGATGCCAACCGGCTTGGTTGAGACGCGCAACATCAGCAGCATTGTTGGCCGCGTAGTCACAGTCACATCAGCATTTAGTGAGGCGCCCAATGCCCAATCGGTATGGGTCATAGAAACCACTGACGTAGAACTGCAAACATTTCGTGTCATTACTGTTACTGAATCAGAGCCTGGGATTTATGGTGTTACAGCACTTGCTTACAACGAAACTATTTACACCGCTATTGAAAGCAACCTAGAAATTACACCTCGTGATATTACAAATCTTTCACAACAGCCTGATCCCGTAGGCGATATTAATGGTGTTGAATTTTTGTATGAAGAAGGTCAGAGCGTCTTGACAGGTTTTGATTTAAGTTGGATTAGTCCTGTGCAACGTGTTGCAGGCTATCGAGTCCAATATCGCTTGGATAGTAACAACTGGATCACTGCTGAAACAACATCTCCATCGCTGCGTATTGGTGGGTTGAGTGAAGGCACATTGCAGGTTCAAATCCAAACGCTTAATAGTTTAAACAATGCCAGTGTTATTGCCCCGGCGTCTTTCCAGTTAGCGGGCAAAACTGCCGTGCCTGGAGACGTACAGAATTTAAGCCTTGAGTGCATAAACGCCAATAGTGCCAGGCTGCGTTGGGACCAAACAGTTGATTTGGATGTCAAGACAGGTGGCTTTGTTTTCATTCGCCATAGCGGTCTGACCGATGGAACTGGCACCTGGGGAAACTCAATTGACTTAATTCCAGCAAAAGCAGGCTCAGCGACAGAGGCTATTGTGCCTTTGGTAAACGGAGAAATTCTTGTTAAATTTGAGGATGATGGCGGCAGGCTATCCACAAACGAAGCAAGCGTAATTGTTGCAATACCTACAACGCTTACAAGTCTACCTGTTTTAA